TACTGATCTGCCTGAAGATAAACCTCATGAAGAGTTCTCTCCTGGTTCAGGTAGTTCTGTTGATTTTTATTCCACTGAGCCATAAATCAGTCAACCCATTCTAATTTTGCTGGATGATACCTCTTACTGTTCTTAATCTCAATAGGACTTTCTTTTTTCTCTTGAGTATATATCTGATGCACCATAGAACCAGGATACTCATCCTGAAGATACTCAGCTAACTCAGTCTCCGTTGGAATTCCAGTCTCAGAAACTATGGTCAGTCTATGGATACTTCCTTGATAAACAATATCAGCGGAAAACTCCTCTCCAACCCTTTCTTGAGATTGGGAGTCATTAACGATGAGAGTGTCTACATGTTGAATATTAACACTCTCTTGGATAAATTGTTGAAAACTTTTCATATCAGCAATTCCAAGCTCTAAGGGACTTATTGATTCTGCTATCTGGGTCGTTAGCAGTCTTGGCAGAAGTCAGTTTCTTCTTCATACCTTTCATTCTTGCACAGAATGAAGCTCTTCTCTTGTTACCGACTTTCTTGGAAGGAGCCTTCAGGTCAGAACCAGGGTTCTCTCTTTCATAAGACTTACGACCCTTCTCATTCAAACCACCTGAAGGGTTCTTACCTGACTTTTTTGTCCAGGCCGCCCCCTCTTCCATTTCAAAACCTTCTTTTTTCATCTTCTCACGCTTTGCCTTAGCCTTGGCGAGAAGTCTGTCTCTAGCTGCATCTCTATCTTTCTTAGGAATAGATGTTACAGCTCCAAGTTTCTCATCTACATCACCAGGGTCATAACCTTCACCCATTGGTTTTACATAGTTGTTGTTGGGACCAGGTTTGGCTCTATCGCCACCACCAACTACCAACATAGTATCACCAGGTTGTCTTGGAGCCAGGTCAAATCTATGAACCATACATCCAGGATAAATCTTCTCCAGAGCTGCTGATACTTCTTGTCTGGTTGGTTTTCTAATTTCTGGGAAGAACAGTTTAATCATCATAAACTTAGCTCTCCAGGAAAAACTAACGAGATAAACATTACCGTTCTCGTTAATTCTTGTTGCTTCATCAATAGTCTCTTTTTTAGTCAACCCCTCAAGAACTCTTTCTCTTTCCTTGATTGGTTCTGGTTCGACCAGATTGGTAGTCTCAATTTCAGTAGGAATGTAGTTATCCTTCCAATCAGTTGTATCTACTTCTTCTTTCTTGACACAGTTTGGATATCTCTTACCAAACATGGTCTTCATACCTTTCTTCTCATAACCTTTCCAACAGGCTTCATCGATAACCTCAACCTCATGTCCAGCGTACTTCAGAGCTGCGATTTGAGTTTCTGTCAGTTCTGGAAGATCATAGAAACCTTCCATTTCCTCTTTCTTGGTTGAGTTACCCCAATTAGCCGCACCCTTCTTACGACACTTGACCAGAGCACCAGAAGCGTATGCTGATGGCCAGACAGAATAACGGGACTTGACCTTATGGTAACAGGCGTCCTTCTTACCAGAACTCTTACCTGGTTTGTCTTTAGCTTCTAAGACTGTTTCTTCTTTGTTCATTTCTCCACTATCGACGTAATCAGCAGCTGAATCTAAGTAATCTGCGGCCTTTGTGATTTTTGATTGAACCCATGCTTCAATTTCTCCTTCACCCTTTCTCATCTTACTTTTCAACCTTTTAGCAGCGTTCATTACTGTAGAGAGTTGGGAACGAGCCATCGAATATTCATGATCTTTTTCTTTTGATTCGTTCATTTTCTTCTTAGGTTTGTCAGTTGAAACATAAGTTGGTTTAGCCGCTCCAGATTTTTGTTGTTGTCCAGGATCAGCTTTCTTTTTTCTTCTTTGAGCAGAAAGTCTTTCTGCTTTAGTCATTGAAGCCCTTTTTGCCGAAGATACACATTTGGGAGTTCCTTCACCAGGTTCATCACTTGCACAGGTTCCACCTGTCACAACATTGACCCAACCTTTCTTACCATCCTTTGATTTGGACTTACCAAACCAATCTCTAAGTCCCTCCTCGTTAATCATCGCAAATAAAGAGTTTCTTTTATTTAGTTCTTACTATTTATCACTCATACCCTTCTTTAGTAGTTTTTGAAGTTCGGCAGTTGAACCAACAAAAAGTGCATTATTGACAGTGGTTGGACCTTTAGATTCTTTCTCCTCTTCCACATCTTTAAGTTTTTGCTGCAATGTTAGGAGTTTATCAGTTGCATCAGCCACGTTCTTGATTAACTGACCAGCAACTTCATAGGCTCTTGGCATCTCACTTTCTTGAGCCAACTCCAAAATACCATCAATAGCCTCTTGCCCCTTCTCAATGATAGAATACAGGTTACCTCTCGTATATTCGTAGTCTCTTCTGATGTCCTCTGAACCTGATTTTATCTTCTCAATCTTTGCATTCGTACCCTCTTTCTGGACTTCTACCTCTACAGGCTCAACATTGAAGGTTTCATCGAGCTTCTCATACTTATCAGACATAAATTAACCTCAGAAAACAGAACCATCAAATCCAAAGTCGTCTCCAACCTCAATGAAGTTAGCATCATTGGATGTAATTGTGGCAACTCCAGAACCAAGAACGTGTTCTGCAGCTGTAGAGGTATCTTGACCTCTCTTGACTGTCAGTTTGTTACCAGAAACCTTCTCAATATACATTTCTTCTTTATTGATTTGGATATATGTGGCTGCTGAGAGTTGAGATGCATCAGCAACTTCAATGACCCTCTCTATTTCGTCAACGTTCTCAGTAATCGTAGTGACATAACTGTCATCATAATCCTGGACAGCTCTTGGTACAACTCTGTATGTGAGATCTCTTTCTGGATTTCTGAGACCTGGTCCTGCGGAACCAGACACATAACCAACAGTAACCTTCTTGATAATATCGCCTGAGACATCGGACAGAGGACCAAAGAGGAATGTTTTAGCTGTAAATGTCAGAGTGTATACAAGAGCTCTTCTTGTTTCAAAGTTACCCTCATAATCATCCTCCATTGAGATACCCTCGAGTTGAATGGGTACATCTCTTTTTTCCTTAAAATCACCAAGGAAGTTAATTGGGAGATTGTATGATGGTTGGAAATAGGGTAAGATTTGTTCAATAATTTGCAACATATCATCATTCAGTTTTGTCATAATCGACAACTGAATAGTCATATTGTATGGTACAGGAACATACCCTTTTTTAATTTCACTTCCAGTGGAATTCTTGACTACAAACTGTTGTGTCTGAGTTGACTTTCTTGTTGGGTCATACTGAAGATCAGTAAACTCAAATGACATCCTTGGGAGAGACATTTGAGTTGACTTGTTTAGATTTGATTGTTGTTCAATTCTAGCAAGAAACTTCTGAGTAGGTCCATACGCCAATGGAACTCTGAGAGTGCTGACAGTATTATCACTCTCATTTTTATGTTGAATTTCAATTCCATTAAACATTGATCCAAATCCGATAATTACGGATCTGAAAATCTCATTATAGAAATACTCAAACATCAGTCTAGTCTATATTTTTACTATTTAGAGTCAAGGCATCCCAAATGGGTTTGTTGAAGTGAAATCAATGATTGCATCAGCTTCAGACTCAATGTTATCATTATCAGCATATGTATCAATCAAATCATCTTGATTAACAACTCTGATACTGTATGAAGATCCAGAATCTGATCCAACAATTCTTTCTCCAGGTAAGAAGTCTCCAGTAACGATAGAAACCTCAAGAACATTAGTGGTAGAGTTCCATCCTTTGACTCTCGCTTCAGTTCCAGATGTTCCACCAGTTACAACCTCATTGAATATGAAATTACCAGAACCATCACCACCAGTAGCTGTAGCAGGTGGATCGAATGTAACAATAGCTGTAGATGTTGTGGCAAATCCAACACCACCAAATGTCATAGCAACACTAACAACACTACCAGCAGAGTTGATAATACCAATACCATAAGCTGTTTGGACACCAACAACGTCTGTTTGATCAATAGTTACATTGGGATTAGTAATATAACCACTACCACCATTAATGACTGAAACAGTTTGAATGGAACCGAGAGTTGTGATACCAGTTATTGCAGCAGCTCCAGAACCAGTTTCTCCCTCAATTGTTTCAAAAGAAACCCAAGGAGCTACAGTATATCCACAACCAGAGTTGGTGATGTAGACCTTATGAACCTTTCCATCTTTTGTTCCAGTACAACCAACATAATCTGTAGTAATCGATGCAATACCAGCAGCTGTTGTTCCTCCATCTGGTGCTGAACTGAATCCTATAAGTGGAGCTAAACTATAACCACTACCCATGTTGGTAATAGTTATAGAGTTCACAGAACCACTGTCACATGTAGTGGCTGCACCTATTGCGGTAACAGCAGCTCCAATCAATGTGAGTGTTTGGGTATATCCAGTACTGATTTCTTGAAGTTCATCATCGATATCATCAACACCAGTATCGATAACTTCATCTTCATATCTGAAGAGCTCACATTTCAGTTGATAGACATAGTTCTTCTCTAACTGATAGAAAGGTTGTTCATGTTCAACATACTTGATTTCAAAAAGTTTCTCACCAAGTGGAAACCAGATAAGGTCACCTTCTCTTGGCCTATGTGTGACACCTTTCATATCGGGGATATCTTTCATGAAGGGTGAGATATACTCTGAAAATCTCTCTCTTGAGACGACCAGTGTCAGGTCATCTTTCTCCATAATACCAAACTTAGACAAGAGTGTTCCTTGACCACCAAATCCCTCATAACTATCGACATATGCCTCAAGGGGATAGGCATGTTCAAACTTCGATTCAATAACCTCCTTGATTATTGTTTTCTCAGTTGCATACTGTCTTGGGAGGTAATATACCTCTACCCCATACATCTTTAGCTGTTCATTTACCAGGCTTTGTATTAGGTTCTGTTCGTTCTTAGAACCATTGAGAAAATATGGATTAAGCATTGCATCTTACCCGATAAGATCAAGAGGTGGAATCTCATATGTACTCAACATCTTCTCTTCAATTTTATCAAGTTCAGATTGAGCATCATCATAAATTTGTCTACCGTTGAACTCAATACCTCCAGGTAATTTTACACCCTGGAACTTGATTAAGTTTTGACCCCATTGTCTCTTAATCAGGGATGTTAAGTATTTCTTCAGGAAGGAGTCATTATATACACCAGTTGCATCATTAGGGTTGAGAACTTTCCAACAATCGATGATAAGATAGTCACCAACAGTCAGATCATCATAAGCAACATCAAGATACATTCTATCTTGTCTTTGATTAAATCTAATCTGTTTATGAGTATTCAACAGAAAGTTCAATGTCTCAAGGTAGGACATTGACATTGAGTATGAAAGAATATCCTGTGTTCCCCAATAATAAACATCATTAAGGAACATTTGATATTTCATACTGAACATATTATTAGTAGACAAACCCATCAGGGCATCCCACTGATATACTTTATTGATACCAATTACATCTCTAGGTATCTCAAGATAATTACTATTTTCGTAATATGTGAATGTTGTGGCAGTTCCTACAATATCTCCTGTTACTGATGTTGTCGAAATGCCAACTGTTCCCCTACCACTTGGAGCACCAGGGGGAGCAGCTTTGGCTCTATCAATATCCGCTTGAGTAATCTCATATTTCAGAAAAGTCTGAATTACCCCGTCAAAATGTCTCTCTTGGAACAGTTGAATGGCATCATCCAATAAATCTTGGACCTGTTCGTCAGCTACATTAATTTCAACTACAGGGGCACCCAACTGTCTTAGGCAGTAATCAATCAATTCTTGTCTAGAGGAGGGTTGCGCCATTTATATACTATAGTTTTTTTATTATTTAGGGGGCAGAAGAGATACCAGATACAACCGTAACATTACCCTCAGCCAGTCTATAAACGGTTGTACCAGAACTTACCAGTACGTCCCATACATATCTACCATTTCTCAAAACTCTTGTCTCGGAGCTCTCTAGGGAAATCTTAAACTCACCATCAAAAGCACTTGTAAAACCTACATTAAATGTAGCAATAGATGACATACTAGAACCAATTGACACAGACTTTGCCATCTGTGAAGAACCAGTCCATCCTTCAAAGTTGAAGTTTGTTTTACTTGGACTGATTACTTTAAAAGTAGAAGTAAAATCAGAACCAGTATTAATAACCAAATTGACTCCATACGCTTCCGCGTTACTGTCAGGATTGAAAGTGATAGTATTATTGGCCATTTGTTAGTTGTTGTAACATACGTTTAATATCACCAATATCAGATTCAAGTTTGTCAATCCTCTCCTTTTCGGAGAGGAGTTTATCTCTGTTAGTGATGTAGGCTTGATAATCGTTGGAGTTATTGTTGACAATAGCTCCAGTTTCACTATCACGAAATAGACCTTTGTGGCCTTTTACTGGAATAAGGGTCATGCTAATCCTAATGCTCTGAAGTTTCTAACCATTGGTGGACTTGCCTGGTTGATTGATGTACCAACCAACTTGATTCTGAAAGAACTAAATGCTGGAAGTTTATCAATTGAGAATTTATATTCTCTAAAGTCATTTATGGCTGGAGTCTGAGTGATTTTATCAGACTTAACCATCTTACTATCAGGACTTCCATTATTATTAGCCATGTCGATAACAGAACCATTTGATGCAAAGTTGCCAAATCCTGGGAATGGAGTAAAGACAACTTCTTTTACACCAACTTCACTTTGATTAGTGGCAAAGAACAAACGAATATCTGAATATTCAGTCAAATATGCGTCAAGATAAACTTGAATTGATGTTCCAGGATTCTCCAGAGTAATATTTGGAGTTACATACATGAACTTGTTTGGATCAGTTCCAACCATGTCAACTCTGGAGTCAGTGGCGTAATTCGATACTGGTTGGTTCACTCTATTGGAAATGAAAGTTACAGCAACCTGATCAAGATCAATAGCTGGTGTGATTCTAGAATCATCACTGTTCATATTGAGACTTACTGTCAGAGACTTATTACCTGGGAGATCATCCAAGAATGTTTGTTCATTGATTGATGAAGCCACCATTCTCTGACTATCAAAGTAATTTGATTGATCCAGAGAGATTCTTTCAAATCCTTGATCTACGAATGAACCCTCACTACCACTAATACTAGTAGCTGAGACTGTTCTCATGGCTGGTTCAACATTAGTTCCAGTTGGAGTAATTGTGTTGATGTTAGGAATGACTTGTGAGAAGGGAACATTATATGTTCCTCTCATTTGGTCTCCACCACCGATACTAGTTTTATTGAAGGATAATCCTGGTAAAATACCAGAAGTTCTGTCAGTTCCATTTGTACTCATGTCAATTTTGAGTTTATAGAAATCAGTATCTCTCGGTTCATCAACATCAACAGTGTTCATACTATGAGTCTTATTAATTCTTCTCAGTGAAACACCATTAAACTCATACTTGTAGATAACATCACCACTTGTGTGTTTTACAATGTTTGTACTATCAATACCTCTGGTAATACCAGTGAGAGATCCTCCAGTTACTCCAGTATATTGGATAATCTCATTGTTCATCACAATATATCCAGGATTACTGGCTCCAATACCAACACCTTCAAATTCATTAAATCCAGATGTACTACCTATTGCAATATTTGATGTGGTGGTTCTGGAATAAGCCGCACTGAGTGTGGTTGGAGGTACAGTTGATCTGATACCTCTCAGAGTTACAAAGTTTGTATTGGAATACATTCCATGGTTTCTCTGATTGACCTTCAGAATATCACCACTACTGATTACATTGATTGGAGATGTAGGAACCATTCCACTGTTATCATCAGCAAAGTTGAAGATTGTTGTGATACCAGAAGCGTTTACATAATCAAGAATCTGTCCAGCACCTGTACCAAATGTTCCTTGAACATTAGAAATTGTTAGTTCATTATTACCATGAATGGTTGAAATAGAAACCTTAATTCCATCACCACGTCCCGCACCTACTGTTATTGGTGCGAGAATATCACCAACTTGATATCCAAGACCACCAGCATTGATGGTTGCTCCAACAGCTACTCCATTTTCAATGTAAATATCAGCTGTAGCATTAAGACCATGACCACTCAATGAGGTCATAGCTACACCAGTATATGTGAAAGATCCAGAAGAAGGTGTGTAACCAATTCCAGCGCTTATGATATCAAGAGTCATCTGAGCGGCTGAACCACCATAACCAACGAACTTACCAGTAGCTCCAGTCAATCTCTGGGAGATAGTCATACCTGGTTCAAGACCAGTTTCAGATGTTGTAGTTCCAAATCCAACTCTGACTGTTTGATCAAATGATTGAATTGCATTATTTGGAATAACTTCCAAATCAGTTGCAAGTGGTGGGTTAAAGAGTTGAACTGAACCTTGAGGTACAAAGTCAGCTCTATACAATTCAAACGTAAGGTCTTCATACTGAGATGGTGTCCAAGTAGAAGCATTCTGTGACTTGAACAATGAACCCAAAAGTCTCTGTGTCGTGACAAGAATTTGATTGGCTTCTGGTCCACCAACAGATGAGATATCTACCTCACCAAGTCTTGATGTCCATACTCTATATTCAGTAGAGTTGGAAAGAATAATAATAGCATATTCTCTCTGACCCTCCAGATAAACTGGAGACTCAAATTCAAATCTAGTAGCTACACTAGCGTCCTGTGAAACTGTGATATCATCTGGATTTATACTAACTTCAGAGAAAGCTAAGATTCTCTGGCTTGGTGTTCCAAGTTCAACTTCACGGATCTGTACAGTAACTGGTACATCAAAGTCGAGAGGTTTCTCTTGGAAATATAAATCAACCCCTGTCAGGTATACACCAGTCTCATCATCAACAATAAAGGATTGTGCCAGAGGGTCGGTATACTCACCAGTCAATCTGGTTGAAGTACCAGAGGTGAATGATGTGGAAGCTGAAGCAGAGTCACCAATTGTTCTAGTTTCAACAAAACTATCGTCATGTTCGACTCTGGCGTTTCTCAGAGACAATGTAACTTCCTGAGTATTGTCAGTATCACCCTGTGAATAGAAGTTATCTTCAGCTGATGTTGTAACCAGACCCTCTACAAAACTGTTTGTCTCACTTGAGGTTAGTCTAAAGGTATTGTTTCCTGTTTCAAATACAGGAGCTTCTGGATCGGCAGAACTTGGAACTCTAAATGAACCAATCAGTGTTCCAACACGATCAGTGACAAGTCTCACATCAGTAACAACAGCTTCAGCACCACTGTTGACACCACGAAGAACCATACCCTCTGCAATAAATCCCTGGTATTCTGGAGATTCTTCAGATGCAAGTGAGAATGTATCAACATTCAAGACTGTTGTGGTCTGTGTGTAAGCAGTTGGGAGTCTATTTTCCCTATCATATGGGTTTCTATCATATACATCACTTGGTCTATTGTATGCACCAAATTTGTGAACAGGATCAGCAACTCTGAATACAATAGCTGGTTGTGTTGAATTGTCTGCCGTCAATGATGACTCAGTAAGTGCCGAAGGCATTAATCCACCAACAGCTTCACCAACTTCAAAAACTCCATCAATCATCGTTACTTCAACCAGTTTTGGCATGCAGTACTTATTGACATCAACATTGTCAAAGAAACCATAAACTTGTGTGAATGGTTTCATACTCTTAGCAGTGAACTGAATGTTACGAGCTCTCATGAAGTGAATAACTTCACGACTGACGATTCTATCACCGAGTGATGAAGTATCAATTTGTTCAGTTACGGTAGTTTGAGTGCCTTCTCTTCTCTGATTAAGATCAACACCAACTGTACCTGAAATTGTAGTAGTTGTAGTTGAAGTTTCCTCTTCAACTGAGAAGTTTGGTGGAACTTCATCCCTCCTCTCACCTCTCATTTCCTCAAATTCGTCCATAGTACCTGATCTATTGCTAGTAGAAGTACTAGTGCTTTGAGAAGAGTCAAGACTAAAGGAAACATCAACACCAGTGGTTTCCCATGCCTTCCAGATAACGGGTGAAATACCAGATCTGGATCCATCTTCATGTGTTGTAATCTCAGCTCTCATGGCTTCAGCAACACCCTGGAAAGAACCCTCCATCAGAACGTCTCTAAGTTCCATTCTATTGACATCAATCCAGACATCAACAGTTGGATCAAATGTGATAGTTCCTTCCCAGAATTGAACAAGGAAAGGAGTGACACTTTCAGAACGAGTGGCAAATGGTTGTCTTAACCATGACTGTTCTGAATAGTCGAGAGTGACCATCTGACCACTTCTTCTCACATTCGTTCCAAGAAGTTCAGCAAATCTAGAATCTTGATTAGCTGCGGTTGTTGTTCCAATACCAGCAATTGAAGTATTACCAACCGTAAGGTTCATTGCGGTTGTGTAGTGAGTTGGTCTCAGAATACCTTCTCTTCTATCAATACTGTTCTTGGCACCAATATTGAGATCTTGAGTTGTCAGTGAACCAAAGTTATCAACAAAAATGCCAGATCTAAATCTGTTTAGTCCATTAGCATCTGGAATAAATTGATTCAGGGTAGTCGATTCAAGTTGATTCAGAGAAGTATAATATTCAAGGTTCTTAATTCTCTGTTCCAACTTAGAGATATCGGACATTTGATATCTCTTATGATTAATAAATTGAGCCCTTACTCTACTAACGCTGACAGTATATGGTGGATGATATATATTGGCAACATTCAGAGCACCAGAGATACCCTTAGGTAAAGATGGAACATCAGCAGGAGCTCCTTCTTTTACAGTGAAAATACCATTTCTGTCGAGATAGACTCTATCAATTCTTCCAAGATAATAATTGTAGTCACAAGAAATTGACTCATCGGAAGCTAAGATATTCTTAGAACTATGTTGACCACCATTAAATTGTCTACCATAGAATTCAAATGGAGATCTAGTTCCAGTTCCTACAGTATATTTTGAAACTCTAGGACGAGCATCTACAAGATCAGTATTTCTAAATCCAGCAATACTATTAATATCTGCACTATAATTGAAATCATTGTAAGAGTTACAAACGGTGATGTCACCAGTGTCTGAAGATTCATATTCAGCACTCATATAATAAACTTTCAACTTATTGGTTGGAATAGCCTCCCCATCTCTTCTCTCAAGGAAAGAGAAATTGTACATGGACTTTTCTTGACCAGTTCTGAGATTAAATGAAGAAGTAACATTTTTGCTTCCAAACGTAAGTGAAGATGCTACAGCACTTACTCCAGACTGGGAGAAGTTGATAACCTCTCCAACCTCAAATGGTGTTCTGTTTTTGTAAATGAACTCAATAGTTGAATCTGTCAATCTTGTAACATATATGGCTCTGGCTCCACTAATGGCACCGACAATTTCCTCACCAATAATCAGATCATTTGTGGTATTTGTTGGACCATCCATCGACGCAAGAACTGTCGAAGGTGCAGTCGGTGTAGATTCACCTTCTCCTTGGAATACACCATAAATCATAATGACATCTGGTACGTTCATACAGATTTGTCTGTCCTGAACTCTTGTACCATATGGGAAATCACCATATGTCAAACCATCTCCCAGTGTTGAAGTTCCTGCACCAACAGAAGACTGAGGATTGTTGGACTTCGTCAAATCTAAAGTTTGTACGACCTTTTTTGTTTTGACCTTAGGTGTAACACCAGACTTACGAAGTGTTGCTTGAAGTTTAGCTGAACCATTATTAGACAGATTGCCAATGGTAATTTGAGTACTTCCAGCAGAAAAAGTGAACCTATCAGCTGACAGAACCTCAAGTTCTCCAGCGTCATTGATCAAACTATATCTTTCTTCATCGAATGGTAAGAATACTTCACCAGGATCTGCGGTTACTGTTGCGGTCGAACCGTCTGTAATTTGGACATCAAATTGTCTTCTGATTACTAGATTGGTCTTGGTGAGATCAACATTCTGAATAAATCTCTTGGGGAATACCGAGAATAGAGACTGATTATCTGATAAGTTACCACTACTAGCTGAGTTTCCCTGAACTCTTGCCTCAACAACTTCAAAGTCAGTTACACTGAGATTAGAGGTTGGGAGGCTTCCATCAATAAAAGCTGTGACTGATTGAACAGGTTCAATCTTAATCTGACTAGTTTGTACTTCTGTAACTCTAGCCAGTGATGGGAAGTCTGCAGTTGGATCCGAATAACGAACAAGATTGCCAGTCGTTACGATTCCAGGGAAACTGAAAACTGGGTTAGTAACTGTAGAAATACCACCACTAGCGGCAGAAATAGAAGCAATACCAATAACTGTTGAAGTTTTTGGGAGAAGATCAGCTGTAAATGTTCCAGCAGAACCTACAATACTATAAACTGATTGAACATCAGAAGTTTCATAAGCAGTATGATCAATAACTGTTCTACCATTAGTAGTTTCACCATTGAATTTCAGTCTTTCACCAAGGGAGAAAGTACCAGTCACATTATACGCTGTAAATGCAGTCCCTGCAGATACGGCGTATCTGAGGTATCCAGTAGCACCACTTGACTCACCTTCAATGAATGTTGGAATTGTAAGTGTCGTATCTGTGTTTACTTCAAACTCGTTATATGTTTGAACGTCAAAGAGTGTCAAATCCCACTGATTTAGTGGTTTATTGTCAACTTCATATGAACCAGTCTCTAGAACAAAGTCATAAACTCTAGCAACACCGATTTCTTTACCTGCTTTAGCTGTTGCACCAGCTCCAACTCTTTCACTTCTCAAACTTATGACATTTGTGCTATCAAATCCTAAAGTTGGAGCTCCAGTTACGTTATTTACGGTAAATGTTGGTCCAAAACCAAAATTAATCGACTGATCAGTGATGAGTTTGGTTGTTCTTGCTTTTGGAGCGTCTAAAAATGTTGCACCTCTAGTTTCGACAGGATATCCCTTAACATAAGCCTTTCCAGGACTAATTTTATAAACAACTTTGTCTTCACTTGGTGTTTGACCACTGGTAGTGGTCTGATTGGCATTATAGATACCTCTATTTCCGATTCCGTTGTTTAAACTCTCTCTAACTGTGGTTACAAACTCTTTTACATAGTAATGACCTGATTCATCAAAAGTTCTCTTCGCTAATTCATCACCGAGTATATTGTAATCGGTTGAAGTGTTGATTTCTCTCAGAATACCGTTCTGGACCTCAGCCAGTTGAACGAAATTCTGGTCATTATAGTCATTTCTGTCTTTTTTCGACAAAACAGCGGTAATTTCAAGTCTATCAGCTCCTGGAGCTGTATAATTTGTAAAATTCTTAGCATTGTCGTTCAGAGATGGGTCAATATCCGAAGAAACCAGATTTTCGGTGATATTGAGACCAACTCTATAGTTTGGTTTGTTACCATATTGATCAAGAATGAGGATTTGGTCCTCAACATCAACAAAATAACCTCTTAAGAAATAAACACCGTTACTCAAAGCAAAAGCTGAACCAACACGATTGGCATTGGTAGTCAGAGTCTTAGAAAATCCTTCTCCAGCGGCAATAAAAGTAGTCGTAAAGGAAATATTGTTGTTGGTCAGAAGAACTTCATTATCAAGGAAGGTTTGAGTTGAATTATCTGAAGTACTTGACTCATAATAATCAACATAAATGGTAAAATTGCCATTTTCTGACTCTTGATCAGTGATATATGTAACAACTTCAGCGGTAACACCAGAAGTGGCACCAGTAATCTTCTTACCTACTAATTGTTGAAGGTAAAGATCTACAGGAATACCCAAAAACTCGGGTTCAATCTGAACCGCATAGAAATTAGGTAGATAGGTCAGCTGACCAGGGATAACCTTAGCTCCTTCCTTGAAGAAGTGAGTCCCCATATCTTCAATTTGATTTTGAAGAATGGATTGGAGGTTATTTAACTCTCTTGCTTGAA